GACGAAATTAAATCTTCTAAATTAGAAAAACCGGTTGTTGGATTAAATCCAGCAGCTCCTAAATAAGACGGACCTATAAAATTAGCGTACTGTCCAAACAAGTTAGCGATTCCACTACCAACACCTGAAGCCGCGTCTCCAAGAATACTGTAGTCTGTTGTGGGAGGTGTGTATGACGTATCAACCGAATCATCAATAACACCATCCATAAGATCTGAATAGTCGTAATCGTAATTAAATTCTACCATTTGTGTGTACCCATTTTCATTTTATTCTACCATTATTTTTTGCTAATGTTTATCTTCTTGAAAACCCACCACTGCTTATTTTACGCTCCGGTTGGTAAAAATCTTTTTTAGACGGTGTTTTTCTTTTTGCCATCCTTCTTATAAAATTTAAAGCCCTTAGTCCTTGGTTCGTGGACTGTGCAACCCCTGGCACTAAACCAGACATAAAAGCACTAGGATCACCGCCTGTTTCTGCTAACCTTTCACCAATTCCTCCACCGTACATATCTTGCTGTTTAATCATATCAACAATTTCAGAAACTCTAGGCTCTCTAGGTTCTCTTGCTCTTTTCTGAGCAGTCACTTCTATAGGTTGTATGTCTGGATACATATCTACATTTTCGGCTTCTTTCTCTGCAAAAGATTTTATTGGCAAAAAGCGACTAGACAGGTTTCTAAGTTGTGGTCCCAGTCCTTGGCCCAATATACCACGTTGTCCTTCTATTCTTGGCTGTAATTTATTTAATAAAAAGCCTATACCAGCATATTGTGGGAACATTTGAACAAACTTAACTCTGTTTGCTATTTGACTTGCTGCACCAAAAGGATTCTTTTTAAAAGCTTTGTCAAGACCTAAACCTCCAATACCAGACGTTCCATATCCTAATAAACCTCCTTGATTGCCAATTAAAGAAACAATTGGTCCATATTTCTGAGCCATTTTCTTAATGGCTTCTCTTCGTAAAAACTCTCTTGCTATACCTTTTCCACCACCAAAATTAGGATCAAAAATACCCGCACCAATAATGTTGGTGGTTGGGTCCATTTTCATAATGTTTGCAAGAAGCTGTCTTCTCCACGCTTTTTCTCTTTCACGAATCGCTTGAACAGCTGCTGAAGGCTCTTCCTCTTCTGTTACCATAACCGAACCACCTGTTTGATAACCTTTATACCCAGAAGCATACGCAGCTCTTGCTTGTTTTGCAGCTTGAGCTTTGGTTGGATAAACCTTTCCAGATTTACCCCACTTGTATCCTCCTTTTACTTTTTGTATCGGCATTATAAAGAAATAGTTGTTGAGCCGTTTGTAGCGACCGTTAATGTTCCAACAGAACCCGTAGCTTCAAGTCCTACCGGTGTTCGTGTTGATAGATCTTGCCACTGACTGCCTGTGTAAACTTGTAAAACATCTTTTGACAAGTTCCATATTACATCGCCAGTTGCAAATTTATTTTGTCCTATCTGTACATCAGTATATTGCGGAGTTGCTGTAGGATCAAATTTACCTAGGTTTATCTCTAAAATACGCACCATTCTGTTGTACAAAGCAGCGTCTACAGCGCTTGAAGCAAGAGGCAGTCTACTGTTTAAAAGTTTTGCCACTAGCGTTTACCATCTGGTCTAATGTCAAACCGAGTGCTACCAAGCCTCCAACCTACTCCTGTGTTTCCAGGCACGTTATCGTCGTCAGATTCTAACCTTAAAACAGCTTGTCTTCCTCTCAAACGAGTGTCTATTTTTGTTGTAGAACTTGTAACCGAAGAAGTGCTGGAAGTAGTCAAGTTTTCTCCAGGATAGTTTCTGTGTTTTAAAACAAAGTTTAGTGCTTGGCTTGTGCCACCACTGCCTGTAAATTTAACGTCCGGTATTATGCTTCTAACAAAAGATATAAATTGTCCGTCATCAATGTCAAAGTCACTGGACTCTATATACACATTATCCATAGGAGAACCGTCTGCGTCGTTTCCATGTTCATGCTCATACAAATAACCGTTTGATGTGGCTCTTGGTTTAGTAAATATTCCATCGTCTATCCAAGCTGTTCTTGATAACGCACCTATGGACCACACTTGCTCTAAATAGTTGTACATAACATAACGATCAATTTCTGTGCTATCCGTAGAAACATAAAACCAACCAACCTCGTTAAACTCGCGATTAGTAATTGCAAATGTTTTAAAGGCTTGCGACGCGTTGTATCCATCCAATACAAAATTTAAAACAAAGCAAGGCACTCTTGAAACAGCGCCGTCGTACTTGTAAAAACCGTCTCTTGCCATCCAATATATACCGTCTGGTGCGTTTATAACCGCGTTTGGAGAAATCAAACCAATGTTTTCGTTGATTAAATTAACGCCAAAGGTAAATGGAGGGCCTACAAATTGCATAGAGTACAAAGACGTATCTGTCCAAACCAATATTTCTTGACGAGCTCGTAAGCCTCCTACAATTTGTGATCCCGAAGACAAACGTACTGAACCCGCTGTGTTCGTGCTTAACGGCTCCCATTGAGCAGCGTTCTCTTGATCGCTAAACGCAATCAACAAAGGATCGGATGTGCCGCTTCTTGCTGAACCCTCTATTGGGTCTGCCCCTAAAACTATAACGTGTCTGTCTATATCACTGACTATGGTTTGCAGTCCAACCGTAGGCGCTAGGTTTGCTCCTGACAAAGCTGTAATGTTTACTGCTCTTGTAGATGTGCCGGTGTTTTCAACCCAATAGTAAATGCCTCCCCCTCTAGGATTCAACAAAAGATCTTCGCCAAACGCATCGTGTGACCAAAGCCTTAATTGATTTGTTCCAGAAACAGCAGTGGCACTGCCAAAAGCACCTGCGCTCCAAGCGCCAACACCCCAACCTGTAGAAGAAACATAAACATCCAGCCCTACGTTAATTTGATAAGCACCTACCGTGCTTGATCCACCGTTTCCTGAATCACTTGCGTTTGCTAAAACGGTTGCGCCAGAAGTGTCTTTGGCTTCTATTGTGTAACTGTTCGCGTTTACAATCGTTGCTATTTGATATTCTTGGTTTAAAACATTGGCAACAATATTGCCTCCCAAACTGGCCGCACCACTAAATGTTACAAAATCATTTTGTACTGCGCCGTGTGCTGTATCGCTTACTGTTATTGTCGCATCATCGTTCGCAACTTTTGCAAACGTAACGTCCCCAGCAGAAGTTGTTGCTCGTATTGGTGTTATATCGTTGTAAGAGTTGCCGTCCGACACATAATATTTCCATGTCGTGCCCAATCCCAACCATTTTGTAGAGTCTAAAGAAACCCAAGCCAAGAGCGCTCTGCCTGTACCTAAAAAAGTGGAAGAAATTTCTTTTACCCAACCGCCTATCTTTTCAGGCAGTCCTTTACGAAAACGAATTAGATTAGAGTCAAACCATCCACCTTCATTAGAATAGTCTGTGCCTTCTTTATTTATTCCCGGTCTAAAATTATATTTACTATAAGGCATATTATTTTTTAACTAAACTTCCTCCAAAATACATTCCAATTATAGCCGATACTAAGTTCGTATCTAACTGTGTTATTACCAATCCTTGAAATGTAATCCATTCAAAGACCTCTCTTCCTTCTTTAAAAAACCAAAACCCTGGGTTCCAATTCGTATATCCAACCGTTACATCTACATCCGGATAAAATACTGCAACCAATTTTGGTAGCAACACGATTGCAAAGATAGAGGCCAAAGCAATGATTCTTCG